AAGTAGAGGGCGGTGCAGATAATGAGGACGCAACAAGAGATAAACACGGCGATTGATAGTTTTGAGCAAGAAGTCAAAGCACAATTAGCACTAGGGCTTAAACCTAATGAGGCCGTTAGAAAGGCTTATGCAAAATATCCTGTAATGGATATGATGAAAGCTACGTTGCAAGCAGAATTAGTTAATACTTTTATGGCAGGGTATGGCGATAATGTTCCATACTCCGCTAAAAGTATTTCACAGGCCATGTCTGAAAGTTGGGCCAGTGATGATCTTACACTCTCTAAACGTTTATATAGACGCTCAAGCACTATACGTAATGAAGTGGCTGACACTATAAAACAAGCGTTAAAGACAAATAAAACTGTAAAAGGGTTAGCAAAGTCAATCTTCGACGGCTATGGTAAAGGTGGTATTATTCCAGAGGCCAGTATACCTAAGTTTTTAAGTAAGCTATCCGATATAAATATAAGTGGTGAGGCTACTCCTGAGGCTAAACGTAAGCAACGTGAATTGCTGCGTAGTGTTAAAGGGAAAATAGCAAGGCTCGATACTCCTTATGTTAGGGCTGCGTATAATGAAGTAGCTGCAGCCGTTGAAGATGGCAACGAAGTTAGATTACAGAAAGCTATCTATACAGCTACACAAGAAAAGGCTCGTTATCATGCTGAGCGTATAGCACGAACAGAAAATGCAAGGGCTTATGCTGACGGCCAAATGAACAGATATTTAGACGATGAGGACGTGGTCGCTTTTCAATGGAAGTTATCCGCTAATCATCCAAGATATGACATATGCGACTTTTATGCTAATGCAGATTTATATGGACTTGGCAAAGGGGTTTATCCTAAAGACAAGTTCCCTAACCTGCCAGCACATCCGCATTGTATGTGTCATATTAAGCCAATGACTGAGCTCGATATTGATGTTAATAAAAGACATAATAACCTAGAACAGTCAGGGCTAGAATATATCAAATCTTTATCTAAGCGACATCAAGAAGTGTTGCTCGGAGTGAATGGTCGTGAACAGGTATTAACTGGCAAAGCTAACTGGCAAGATACGGCTAGAGGGTGGACGTCAGAAGTCTATGAACCTAGAAAACCAAAATAAATATTGTTATGAAGTGCCATATTATGTGTGATAATATGGCACTTTTTATATTGGTGTAATTAGGCGGAGGCCTATTACATATATTTTTCTCATGTTATATACGGAGGTTACAACATGAACATCGCAGAAGTTTATCAAGCACTCGAACAGTTGGAGAACGGTCAAGATCTTATCACCGCTATTAAGGGGGAGACGTCTCGTCTTAATAATGAGGCTAAGACAACACGTGAAAAGCTACAACAACAAATCACGGAATTAACCGGTGAACGTGATACGTTAACTAATCGTGTTACCGAATTGGAACAGTCGGCAGGGGCCAATACTGGTTCTAATTCTCCAGAGTATAAAGCACTCGAAAAGCAATTAAAAGCTATGAGTGAAAAGTTCGAACTTGCAGAAACTAAGGCAAAAGAGGCTGAGACAAAGCGTATTCAATCTGAGATTATGGCACAGACACTTGATGCCTTTACTAAGGCAAATGCGGTAGATCCGCAAGAGTTTGCAAGATTGGTTGCCAATGACATCAAAGTACAAGACGATGGCACTTATGGCTACGAAAAAGAGGACGGCACAGTCGGAACTATTCAAGACCGTACCAATGAATGGCTACAAGGCAAAGCATGGGCAGTAAAGTCTACTGGCAATACTGGCAGTGGACAAGGTGGCACAGGTAGCGGTGGCGATAACGTCTTGAATGAATTCGCAGCAGCAGCAGGTGTAAAACTTTAATTATTTAATTATGGAGGTCATTAACAATGGCGATTAACACACTTCAATATTCTAAACAGTTCCAAACTGTACTTGACGCTCAAATGTTGGCAAGTGCAACTTCCGCTTTCATGGAGGCTAACGCAGGCCAAGTCAAATATGACGGTGGCGATACTGTACATATTCCTGAAATTTCTATGCAAGGTCTTGCGAAGTATGACCGTGATGAGGGCTTCAATCAAGGTTCCGTTACTTTGAAATTTAACCCTTATAAAATGACTCAAGACCGTGGTCGTACATTCCAACTCGACTCTATGGACGTTAACGAAACTAACTTCGTTGCGACTGCCGGCACTGTAATGGGCGAATTCCAACGTACACAAGTTATTCCGGAAATTGACTCCTATCGTTATTCTAAAATTGCTGCATTAGCAACTGCAGAAAATAAGGTTACTACTGGTTTTACTCCAGCAGTTGCCACTATCTTGGAAAAGTTAGAGGCTGAAATTACAGAAATTCAAGACGTAGTTGGCGAGGACGAGGGATTAATTGTCGTTATGTCCACTAAATTGCGTACTATCTTGAATAACGCAGATAAATTCAATCGTTATTTGAATGTTGCCGAATTCAAAAATGGATCTATCAATACAACTGTTAAATCTTTCAATGACATTCCTATCTTGGGTGTACCATCTGCACGTATGAAAACTGCTTACGTATTCAATGACGGCAAAACAGCTAACCAACAAGCAGGTGGTTTTAAAGCGGATACAGGTGCGAAAGACATTAACTGGATCATTATGCCTCAACGTGCACCTATTGCAGTATCTAAAACAGACAAAGTACGTGTGTTCACTCCTGACATTAACCAAAAGGCAGACGCATGGAAAATCGACTATCGTAAATATCATGATTTGTGGATCCCTAAAAATCGCTTTGCCGCAATTCGTGTTAATACTGGTGCATAATTAAGGGGTGTTTATAAATGACAAGACTTGTACGCATGAACGAAGTTCAATATGTAGAAACTGAGTTCGATATTGAACGTTTAAAGTCCGAGGGCTTTGAAGTTGAGGAAGTAGACGATACTGAAACAACTGAGGACGAAGAAAAAAAGCCAAAACGTGGTGGCCGTAAGAAAGCCGAGGCGTAATCATGTTACCTGCTGAGGTGTTCGAACGACGGTTGAGACAGGCCGTTAAAACGAGCACCTTTATGGTGCAAGATGAGGCACAAGCAAAACATAACTTTATATCTAGGACGTCTCAGTTAGAACGTGCTATTGATACACGGTTCGACTTTGATAATGGCAATAATGTTGGGGTTGTATATCTTGATGATAAGGCTGCACCTTATGGGGTGTTTGTCCATGAGGGTACACGACCTCATATTATTCGTCCTAAGACAAAAAGCGTTTTGCGATGGGCACCTATGGCCGGTAATGGTTTTATATTTTCGAAAGTGGTTCACCATCCAGGCACTCAATCTGATCCATTCCTATATGACGCTATTAATCGTAAACGTGGCGATGTATATGCTACATTCGCAAAGGCTACGAATATGGCACTTGAAGATATAAGCGAAAGCGATTGGCTTGGAAAGACAGACCATGAAATTAAAATTCGATTATAGGGGGCTCAATGTTATACGACTACACGGAAATGCAGTTCACCGATGAGCTATTAGGCAAAGAGGTACTGCCACAACATGTCGAACGTGCCGAGCAAGGCTTATACGCATTCGCTAAGCGGTTAGGAGTTCCACAGAATGATGTTATTAGGGGCTATCTAGCAGATGAGCTTGTACAACTATATACATATCGTTTTGTATGCTTTGACAAGGCTTATGCGTTGCCAGGTGCTTATACTAGGGACGGTTCGACTGACGATTTTTATAGTAAGAAATTACTATATCTTGATGAACGCATTAAAATTTTAGAAAAGCAGATAACTCCGGAAGATTTAACAGGTGATGCGAAAAAATATGCTCGTTATCGTACAGTTGAAATATACAGGGGGTAATATGTGGCTAGAATTAATGCAACATATTAAATCTACTATCGAGAATAGCGGTGCTGCATTTAATGTCATGCTAGGTGCTATGCGACCACAGGCAGCAAAGATTGACGAGAATGGCGTTATTATGGTTATTCGTGGGGAAACTACAAGGGGTGATAACTCCATTCAGTCTGAATTGCAACAAGAACTATATATCGAGGTTTGGGGACGTAACGACAACCCTGACTTGGAAGTCGGATACGAAGTTATTGCTAATTTCGAGGATAAGTTCGAGGCAATCATTAATGATCTACGCAAACGATGCGGTGAATTAGACGAAGAGGCATGCATATTGCAGTCTAATGGCTATCAGATTATAGATTTAGTATGCACAAATAAAACTGGCGACCATGATAGTGTACGGCCTTTAATAGGTACTCAATATCGATTTATGGTTCGCCTTATTGATTTAAAAGAAGAAACTAACGGAGGTATATTCTAATGCCAGCTCAACCAGCTACAGCAAAAAAACTTTATAAACCGCAACAGGCTGCAATGCCTACTGCAGGCAAGAATTATCTTATCTATTTGAATGTAGGCACCGACGAAACAACAGGTGCAGAATGGCTTTTATTGGGCGGTCAACGTTCCGGTGATGTATCTCGTAAAGCAGATAGCATCGATGCATCTCATAAAGGTTCCGGCGGTTGGAAGTCTACAATCGCAGGTCTTAAAGAATGGTCCATCGACCTTGAAACATTGTTAATGCCTAACGAAGAAAGTTTGACATTGCTTGAAAAAGCGTTTTTGGAGGGCGAATACGTCCACCTTAAATTTGAATATCCTGACAAATCTTATAT